GGGTGCGCGGTGCTCTGAGACGGCCGGCTTTGACAGCGGTGCGGGCCATTAGCTCAATTGGTAGAGCAGCGGACTCTTAATCCGTTGGTTGTAGGTTCGAGTCCTACATGGCCCACCAGAGAAATCATCGGCTTGCGGTGGGATCTCGGGTGCCGGATGCCTAACCCAAACCCTCAGTGCCAAACCGCAGGCGCCAGACGGCGCTCCGCCTACCTCACCGGCCGAGTGCGGATGACCTTGCGATAGACCTGATCCATCGCGCCCTGGTGCCCGAGCGTAGAATGCTCGGCATCGCTCTGGGACTTCGCTCGCAGGTCCTTGAAGGCCCAGGTCACCCCGAGCCGCGCGAGCTGCGAGTTGACGGCCCAGACGGTCCAGGGCTTGCCGAACTTGTTCGTCAGGACGTACTCGGCCTCTGGTTCCCGCTCCATGCTTCGGCGCACGAAGAAGCGCACCGCGTCGGTCCAGGCCTGAATGTGGAGCTTGCGCGTCTTGCTCTCGACGAACCGGATGCCGTCGGGCGTCAGGTGCTCGGAGCGCTTGAGGGCGAAGAGGTCCGTGGCCCGGATGCCAGTGAGGTAGGCGATCGCAAGCAGGTCCTGGAACGGCTCCGGCGAGCGGTCGAATGCATCCCGGAATTCCTCGTCCGTCACGTAGCGCTTGCGCGGCCGCTCGGTGTTGCGAGCGACACCGTGGCAGGGATTGCTCTCGGCCCAGCCCTGGCGCATGCCGAAGCGGTAGACCGAGGCCAGCACCGCGCGCTCGCGGTTGGCACGCACCGCCCCGCGGCCCATCTTGCGGCGTGCCTCGAGCCACTGCGCCACGTGTGTCGGGCGCAGTTCCGAGATCGGCAGGTGGCCGAAATGGTGCGCGAGACGCGGCAGGATGCGCTCGTAGTCCCTGCGGGTGGCCTCGCGCAGCTCGCCCATGCCGAGGGCCTGGTACTGGCCCAGGAGCTCCGCGATGGTGCCCGGACGGACCGATCCGAGCGCGGCGAGCGCACGATGCAGCGCCGCGACGCCCTCGTCGATGCGCGTCAGCGCGACCCATCGCTTCTTTCCTCCCGCCGATTGGACGCGGAAGTATCGGCCGTTCGACTCGAAGACGCCCGGGATCGAGAGCCCGCAGGAGAGTTTTGCCACGGTGGAAGGTCGTAGTTCGGCTGCGGGTCATCTTTGCCGCGGCCGAGCGCACGGTCAAGCGCGGTGAGCGTCGTGCAGGGTCGGCCCTTGTGGTCGCGGAACGTCATGATCCGATTGCGCGCGCACCACATCGCGACCGCCTTTGGCCGGCGCGTGCCGGCGAGTCGAGCTAGCGTGTCGAAGTCTGCGATCACGCAGCGCCCTCGGCGAACAGCGCCGCCTGCTCGCGCATGTCGGCGAGGGCATCCTCGTTGTTGGCGAAGAAATCTGGGACGCGACCGGTCGAGGCGAGATAGATGCGCCGGCCAGCATCCTCTGCCCCAAAGCGTTGCTCGAGCGCTGCCCCCGCATCACCAGCGAGCGCGATCGCCCAGCCCGCCCGGCAGTGTGTCGTCTCGCACCTGTGCCAGGTGGACATGTCGAGCGTGCCTGCGCCGCTCTCCAGCGCTGCGAGAATCTTGGCATCGAGCTGCTCGATCACCGGAACATCAGGAAAGCGCGCACGGAAGCGCAGGGCGCGCTCGCGTTGCCATGCGCGCAGTTCTACGGTGGTGCGGATCGATTGGGTGATATTCGGGACATTCTTGGCGCGCGCGAGGTAGACGCCCGCGAGGTCGGCGCCCGAGAGGTCGGCGCCCGCGAGGTAGGCGTCCGCGAGGTCGGCGTCCGAGAGGTCGGCGCGCGCGAGGTAGGCGCGCGCGAGGTCGGCGTCCGAGAGGTCGGCGCGCGAGAGGTCGGCGCCCGCGAGGTAGGCGTCCGCGAGGTAGGCGCCCGAGAGGTCGGCGCGCGCGAGGTAGGCGCCCGAGAGGTCGGCGCCCGCGAGGTAGGCGCCCGAGAGGTCGGCGCGCGCGAGGTAGGCGCCCGAGAGGTCGGCGCCCGAGAGGTTGGCGCGCGCGAGGTAGGCGCCCGCCTCAATGGCTTTCCGCACCGCAAAGCCAAGTTTCACTCCGTGGCTTTGCTTAGCGATCTCCGCCGGTAATTCGCATTCGAATTGGACATCGCGCGAGAAGCGGTTTTTGATTTTGAATTTCATACGGTGCCCTCGCGAGCGATCGCCTCGCGCTCGGCGGCGGCTTCGGGGTCGGCGGCTGCGGCCGAATCTGCTTCCGTTCCTTGCGTCAGAAGCCCGAGGGCTTCGCGCACCGCGGAATTGCCGCCGGAGGCGACGCGCCGGGGCTGCTCGAGATCGTACATCTCATCGTCTCGGCGGATGACCTGCTCGAGATCGGTGGACATCGGCAGGCGCTTGGCGAGCCGTCGGATAACGGACTTGCGCGCCATCTCATCGTACCAATCCACCCAAGGGCCGTTGTCCTTCGCGCGGCTGACCGAGCGGACCTGTTCGACCTGCCCGCGGCTCATGATCTCGGTGTACACCCCGCCGTCCTTGGTCTTGGCGATCGCGTAGACCGCGCGGAAGCGGCCGCGATCCTCCGCGAGCACGTTCGGCTCGTGCGTGACGTGCTCGCCGGCATCGTCGATCCAGTAGCGGAACTGATCGTGCTCATAGACGACGTTGGCGGTAATCGACAGCAGCTCGCCGGAGTTGCGGACCTTCTTCAGTACGCCCGCGACCATGGGCATGTACTGGACCTTATCGACGTAGCGCTCGACCTCGCGGCCGCTCTTCTCGTCGATCACGCGCTCCTTGCTGCGATAGAGCACGAGGGCTGCCTCACGGCCATCGGGCAGCAGGCCATCCTGCGCGGCCCTGATGCAGGAGGTCAGCAGTGATCGGCGATCTGCCCTGTAGAGCTTCGGATTCTGGCTAATCGCGGTCAGTATGACGCGCATGAACTTGTCGGCCGTCACATGCGCTGGTAGTACCTTTTCGATCTCCGGCTTGAGCAGCGCGAGTTCGTCGCTCATCTTCTGCGGCGACTTACCTGCGGATGAAGTGATGTCTTTGGCTTCGGCGTTCATGTCAGCTCCTTCAGTCTTTGAGCAGGAAGCGCCGCACTGGCGCGCCCGCTTTGCGGAATGCGGCGTAGAGATCTGGATGCGCGAGCCTGAAGGCTTCGGCATCGAAGCGCTGCGCGGGCTTTGAGGCTTTCCACGTCGCGAGGCATTCGCCGTCTGGCCCGATGAGTTGCGCGGCCTCGCCCATGTGATTCTTAATCTCGATTTCCAGCGCTTCGATTTGCTCCTCGATTGCGGCACGCGCGGCCTTGGCGGCACGCAACTGCGCGCACTGCGCGAGGATCGCATCGCTCGCGAGACACACCGCGCCGTTATCGACCGGCCAGCGCAGCTTGAGATCACTCGCGCTTGTGAGCGGCGGAGGATCATCGCGCTCGACGCGCTGCCAGAATTCGCGCTCGCGCTCGGTCAGCGCGTCAATGATGGCCTCGTCGCGGCGGACCTCGTACACGCGAAAGTCCTGCGCGCGGATGAGCACAGGGACATAGGCGAGGGTGAGCCCGGTGCACGCCAGGGCGTGCTGGACCTGCACGATGTAATGTGCCGGGATCTGATCCGTGCCCTCCTCTCCCCAGTCCGAAGGATCGGAGGCCGTCTTTGCCTCCACCAGCGCGCCATCGGATGCGATGGCATCGACTGTCGCCCAGCGCCACGCATACCGCGGGCAATACACGCGCTCTTGCTGGCGGGAGATTGCAAGCCCGGTGCGGTCGGTGAATGCATTGAGCACGACGGGCTCAAGCGCGGTGCCGACGCGCATCTGGAAGGTAGGTTCGCTCGGCTGCGCGCGGCCAGTTTTCTCGAGGAACAGTTCGAGCTGGGTTTTCCACGGTGAAAGGCCGAGCGCGGCCGGCGCATCCGATGCGCCGAGCCCGCTGCGGCGAGACTCGACGTTCATGCGCGCATCTGCCCGACGAACCGCCAACACTCTCTCAGCATGCGCCGCATCCGATTGCGCTCGACTCGAGCGTGCCATTCCCGCTCGATCGCGCGGTCGGCGAGCTCGATGCGCGCCAGGGTCGATCGGTGGCGGGCCCGCTCGGTGAGCTCCGCGAGCGA